CCTCGATCAGCGCGGTGAACTGCGAGGCGACCACGATCTTCTCGCCGTCGGCCTCATCGAGCCAGTCGAGGAGCCACTGGTACTTCGGGCTCTCCAGCGTCGGGGTGAACACCCCGTTCTTCAGCGTGTGCACGGTGTTCGCCAGTTGCTTGCCGCGGGTGTACTCGGCCAACGAGCCCTGCACCTCGACCTCGCCGCCGTCGGCGAACTCCAGGTAGCCGTCTCGCTCCACGTCGGCGATCTGCTTGCGCTGGGCCGGGAGCAGGTCGAGCCACACGCCGTGAGGGGTGCTCTCATCGGTGGGGTCCAGGTGGCTCCCGGCGTACGTCTTCGGCGGGAGTTCGGAGAGCACCTCGGCCTTGGTGCGCCGAAGCATGATCTCGGAGAGGTCGTTGGCGAGCCGCGCCTCCCCGTCGGGCTGGAACCCGTCGAGGATGTAGTTGCTGAAGCCGTTCGAGGTGCGCTTGAAGTAGCGGTCGATCCAGTTCCAGTACGACGTGTAAACGTCAGGTCGAAGCCAGTTCAGCGTGCCCCAGAGTTGTTCTGGCTTGCCACGCATCGGCGTGCCGGAGAGCGCGATTCGGCGCTCGGAGTTCTTCGAGAGCAGCGTAAAGCCCGCCCGGGTCTGGGTCATCTTGCCGGTGGTGCGGATCAACGCCCGCTGGCACTCGTCGACCACGACGGTGTCCCAGACGCGCTCGTGCATCTGCCGCAGCGAGGCGTTCTCGGCCAGGTACTTCGGCTTCTTGTGCTCGGGGTCCTTGGCGTCGTCGTAGACGGGCTTGATCCGCGCCGACTCCAGGTTGGTCACCACGAACACGTGACGGGTCTCGTAGGGCACGTCGAGGTTGTCGAGCACCTTCGCCCGCTCAGCCAGGGAGCCGGTCAGCGGCACGACCATCACGCCCGTGTCGTGGAGCCACTTCTTGACCTCGGCGCTCCACACGGACTCGACGGCGACGAGCGGCGCGAGGATCAGGTGCCAGCCGGGCTTGTCCTGGTACTCCAGGATCGTCGCCAGCGTCTCGATCGACTTCCCGAGCCCCTGCTGGTCAGCGAGCAAGAACGAGCCCGCGCGGCGACCCCACAGCGCCGCGACGCGCTGGTACTTGCGCTGGTGCATCGCAGCATCGAGCGCCGGGGCCTCACCGGGCACCCGGATCAGCGTGGCGTCGTTCTCCAGCGCCAGCGTCGCGAGGTCTCCACGCTCCTTGATCGCCGTGCGGGCCCACGCGTTCAACTCCGGGCCGATCACGAGCGCCTCGCCGAACTGGGCACGCATCGCTCGGCACGTCGCCAGCGTGAGCGGGAAGTCCCACAGCGGCTTGCGGGTCGGCGACTTCTCCTTGGGCCGGAACCGGCCACCACCGACGGCCTTGCACTTCGCCGGGGTCGACGGGCCCGCCCACCCGGTGAGGTGGATACGGTCAGCGCCGTAGCGCTCGACGTGCACAATGTTGCCGGTGTGCCGCTCTCTTGGCACGGCTACCTGTCCTTCATCGTTCATTACCGGGTTTCCCCTTTTCCTCGGATCACTCCGACTCAGTTTCCGGGCTTTCGACCAGATCAGCGATCATGCCAGCAACGCCTTCTTCGTGCAAGACGTCGTTGTAGATCTCCAGGATGCGAAGAATGACGTTCTGTGTCGGCGCCATCAGCATGGCTTGGGTCGCCGCGTAGGTACTGATTCGGAGAACCTGCTCGCCCTTCAGTGGGTTCCGACCGTCGGCGGCGTAGTTGCGCCACTCGATCTTGACAGAGACCTCCTCCTTGTCGGGAGGGCGGATCACAGAAACCCGGATGTCCTTGGGACGCTCGCCGATGTGGAAGAACGCGATGCGCCCGGCCTCGTTCTCGGTCTCGCCGAGCAGTTCGGCGAACGGCATCTGGTAGATCGCCGAGCAGAGCGCTTCCTGTACCTCGATCTGGAGGCTCATGGTGCGGTCACCAGCAGAACGCCCGCGCAAGCACAAAAGGTGGCGAGAGCGGCCAGAGCGCGATCCCAGTCACGCAGGTAGAGGAAGTGACCGAAGGCGAACGCAGCAGCGATCTCACCGGCCCAGAGGGCAACGAACAGCAGAAGTTGGAGCATCAGATTTCCTCGTTTCGACTCGGGAGCAACTCTAGGGGTCGGGTGTGGCAGGTGCAAGGGCAGGTGTGCGTGTCGTTCCGGGCTCGGCAGTCCAGGTGGTGCCCGTCAAGGCACCACCCCCACGGCAGCGCGGTCTCGACCATCAGTAGTGAGTGTGGGCCTCAGGGCGGAACCACGCCTCAGAGTCCGGCAGCGTTGGGACCTCGGTGAGCACGTAACGGGTCTCGCCCCACGGCAGGTTCTCGCGCTCGGCGCAGACCGGACCGTAGCCGACCTCGATCGAGCGCTCGTCGGTCAATTTCCGGGAGCAGAACACGCAGCGGCCCGTGACGGCGCCGAACTGAGAAGCCTGGTCGGCGCTAACTCGATTGGCCGCGGTCAGGTGATGAAGCGGGCGCTGGCCCTCGTAGGCCCACTCCTCACCGTCCCACATCTTCGCGTACCAGCGGCCCGTGTTCGTGCCACTCACGACCTTGTAGTAGACCATCCCGGAGGACGTTTCAACGGCGTAGATACCCTCGATGTCCACACCGCTCTCAGCGGCCTTGAACAGCGTCGGCAGCAGGGGCATGGGCGTTGCTGAGACGACGGGGCGCACCGGGGTGTTGCGGGCCTCGTAGCAGGCGCGCACGTGCGCGACGTCGACTCCGGTACCGGTGGCCTTGCAGTTTCCGCAGATCATGGCGGTTCCTTTCATTTCCGGGCTCTGTGTGAGCCGCTTCGACGAGTACAGCACACGCCGCCGACAGACGCAAGCACATCGCGTGTAAACGAAGCAGAAGGCCCCGCGGGAGTCGAATCCGCGGGGCCCTCGCTCACCTCGCCAGAGCCGGGGGCGCGTCCGGGTGGCGGGGGTCTAGTTACTCGCCGTGTACGTCTTCAGCACCAGTGAGGCTCGGGCCGTCACCGGGCCCCAAGCCGGAGCCTGCGAGCGAGAGGAGAAGCGAGCCGACGGCGCCGGAGATGTAGAGCACGACCACGTCCTTGAAGTCGCTCACGTGCGCGATGTTGAGGATGCCGTCTCCGGCGATCCACGTCGTCGTCACAGCGATGGCACCGCCGCGCACCATGCGCTCAGCGGCGGCCTGCCAGAAGTTCTTAGTCCACATCAGAGCATCACCTTCTTGTAGTCGAGGTTCTTCGGGTTGGCCTTGATGATCCGACGTCCTCGCGGAGTCTGGGCGAGCACGGCGGCCACACGTCGGTAGGCCGCGTTCGCGAAACCGACGTTGATCTGGTGGTGCATCGAATCGGTCTTCGCCGTGCTGCCAGGGTGGCTCGGCCAGTCACCGCCCCACTCGGCCATCTTGCCCCCGGCGATCCGGTTCACGATCGCCAGCGTGGCGTGCACCATCTTGATCTGGGCCCGGGTGAACGAGTGTGCCGTCGGCGTGTTCGAGGGGTGCTTGTTCCAGTTCAGGTCGTCGGCCTGCCCATAGGCGTGCAGGCTCCACGTCGAGGTGCCCGCGATGTGGCGGTCGTTGTAGCCGCCTTCGTCCACCGGGTCGTTGCCGGGCCCGTCGAGGCGCTCGACCAGATCGTTGTAGCGCAGGATCATCCACATCAGGATGAAGCCGAGTGCGTCTCGGCGCAGCGTGAACCGGCGGGCGACGCCGGGCAGGCTCCACGTGTAGAGCAACTTGCTGCCAGGTTCGAGGTGCGGCATGGAACGACTCCTTCGACTCGATCGACTAGGGGGCCAGTCTACCGGGCTAGGAGCCGGTCACGGTCCCCGTGGACTGGTCGAGGTACCCGCCCGCATTGTCGTAGGCCCTGATGACGTACGTGGCCGCCACAGCGTGCCCCGGGGTGTCGTCGTAAGTCGCGATCCGGGTCGTCGCGTCCGGGCGCAGCCCGGTGACGATCCGCACACCGTTGCGGAAGATGTCGAAGTAGACCGTCTTGTTCGAGGCGGCGCCGTCAGCAGCGTTCGCCGAGATGTGCATGAGCCCGTTGGCCGAGTCGATGTTCAGCGTCACCGTCGGCGTCACCGGGATCGAGGGGTTCACCGAGACGGCCTGGTTCGCCGTAACGCCGGGCGCAGCGACGATGAGCGTCGCCGTGGTCAGCGTGGTGATCCCGATCGAGCCACCGGCCACGGGCGGCCCGGTGTAGACCACCTGCTTGGTGCCGCCGGTCGTGAGGATGTCGGTGCCGGTACCGATCGAGGCCGAGGCGTTCGCCGTGCCGTTCCACGAGACGGTCAGCCCGGTGCCGTTGGCATTCGCACCGGAGAACCACGCCCCGTACCCGAGGGTGGCGTCCTCCTCGTAGACGAGTTCGATCAGGAAGTCCTTCAGGTACGTGATCTGGCCCGTGTCGGCGTCCCCGAAGTTACCGGTGACTGAGGACGACGGGATCAGCATCACGTAGACGCCCTGGGCCTTCGGCGTGAAGACGAGGTCGACCACGGTGTAGGTGCCCGCGGCGTTCGCCGAGAGGTCCACGAAGGTGCTCTCCAGCGGGCCGGTCGAGTCCCAGACCATGAGTTGAAACTGCCGGGTGTCGTTCGCCAGCGCCGAGGCGATTCCGAGGTGAGCCCGGTACGCCGTGCCGACGATCAGGTTGTTGAACACGGTCGTGTGCTGGTCGGCGTCGAGTCCGGTGGTCAACGTCCACGAGATCTTGCCGTTCTTGCCCGACACCCCACCGAAGGACGCGTCGTTCCCGACGAGGTTCGCGTTCGAGGTCGAGGACCAGACGACGTTGGTCGTCGCGGCGAATCCGGGGTCGGTGGCGAGGTTGACCCGGGAGCCTCCACGGCGCCAGCCTGAGCCGAAGTAGTTGCGCGCCGAGCCCGTGTTCGGGTCGGTGCCCGAGAGCGTCGCCTTGTACGCAGCGAGCGGGGTCTGGGTGCCGATCGTCCACGTGACGGTCGCGGCGTTGATGAACGTGGCGCCCGCGGTCGGGGCCGTGATCGTGACCGGCGTCGTGGCACCCGCACTGATGCCCGTCACGATCTGGCGCACCCACCCCGAGGAGTCGCCGTCGGTGTCGACGACCTGCACGAAGATCGCGACGGACGAGCCGACCGCCGGAGCGGTGAAAGCCCGTGTAAACGACACGAGGGTGGGATCAGCGACAGTGATCGTGGTGATGCCAGCGTTCGGGCTCGTGGCCGTGAGCGTGGTGTTCGTGCCGACGAGGTAGTGGTCGATCCCGACGCCGCCAGCCTTGGCCGGGCTGTAGCGGAACGACATGTTGAACGAGGAGGCACCGAGGACGGAGGTGACCGGGTTCGTCCACGCCACGCTCGGCGGGAGTTCGTAGGTGATCCGGGCGAAGCCGCCGAGCCCGTCGGTGGCCGAGTAACTCGGTGCCGGGTACGGCGGGCGAGCCCCACCGAGCAGGACCGGGTTCGTGACCACCTGGTCGGCGAAGTTCGAGCCACCACCACCACCACCGCCGTGCGAGGTCGCACCCGTGGCCGAAGAGGTGCCGTAGTTCAGGAAGCCGTGCCCACCACCGCCACCGCCGAAGTAGCCGCCTCCACCACCGCCACCGCCCGAGCAGAAGTCGTCAGTGCCGCCAGCAGCGTTCGCGCCCGTGCCGCCCTGCGCGCTGCTCCCCGCGGTGCCGCCAGTGCCGCCGACACCCTTCACACCGCCCGAGAGCGGGCCTCCACCGCCACCACCGGTCGCAGCAGCGGCCACAGCGGCTCCAGAGGCCGCGTGACGGCCTGTGGCGGTCGTTCCAGCGCCTCCCGAGGTGGCGAGGCCACCGGAGGCCGTCGGCGCGCCCCCGTTGGCCGTAGAGGTGCTCCCGCCGAGCCCTCCGCGGCCCCAGCCGCCGGTCAGGTAGTTGATCGAGGAGAGCCAGACGTGGTTGATCGTGTCGGTGGGCCCGGTGGCCGTCGTGTCGGCGCCGAACGGCGGCGAGGGGGCCGTCGGACAGGCTACGAGAGCCCACGCGCTCGGCGCGCCCTGCGTCTTGTTCCACGTGCCGCTCGCGCCACCGGAGCCGCCAGCCACGAGCACACGCTGAGTGGTCGCGTCACCGCCCCGTCGGATGTCGGTAGCGCCGCCTCCACCGCCACCGGAGGACCCGACGACGCGCCCGTGGGCGTCCGTCTTGACGGTCCACTTGGTCGCGTTGAAGCCGCCGCTGTAGGTCGCGTTGCATCGCTTCACGAGGTTGTTCGTCGTGTCGAGCCAAAGATCGTTCAGGGTGGCCGCGGCGGGGCCGGGGGACGTCGAGGTGAACTGCACCTTGGTGGTCAGCGCGTTGTAGAGGTTCTGGTAGCAGAGCGCAGCGTTGCCACCCGGGCCGCCACCGTTGAAGCCTGCGGCACCGCCCTTGGCGTACCCGGAGACGGCACCGTTGCTCAGCCGTCGAACCGAGGAGATGCCGGGCCCACCGTTGCCGCCGACGACGACGTAGAACGCCTCGCCCGGGGTCGTCGCGATGTCCCCGGCGGCGTACCCGCCGTTGTTGGCGTAGGAGTAGCCGAGTTGCGGCTCCTGGCTCGGGTTGTTCGAGTAGTACTGGTTCTTCGGCGCGCTCCCGCCGACGAGCACGTTCGTCTTCGCTGGCGCCCACGCGACCGACGAGCCCATGCCTCCCGCAGCGCCCCAGCACTCGAAGCGGCAGGTCGTGACCCCTTCGGGCACGACGAACCGCTGAGCACCTGTGGCGGTGTAGCGGAAGTTCTGGATGACTCGCACTGTTCGATCCTATCGTTTCGTCACGTCAGGACTGTGAGACCGATGGTGGCCGTCTGGTCGGAGATCGTCTGCCAGGTCCACGACATGTCGCTCTGGCCGTCGAGCGGGAGGGTCCACGCCGTTGCGAGCACGCGCCGGGTCGTGCCCTGCTGCACGGGCAAGGACTGGTCGAGGGTCTCCTCGATGTACTCGATCACGTCGAGGTGCCACGCGATTGGGAAGGGCTGGGTGCTTACCGAGAACGTCTCGGCGGGCGCGAGGTCGTTCACGATCGTCTTCTGCGCGAAGTTGACCAGGTCGTCGTAGGAAACCGCCGAGACCGAGACGATCTTCTTCTGGGTCCGGCCACGGTTCTGGGTCGAGCCCGGGTTGATCGCTGAGGAGTCCTCCCACGTGAACTGGGTGATGCCCTCGACGGGGCTCGCGGTGAGGTCGGCCATGACGAACCGCCACCAGTTCGGGACGTTGTAGATGTCCACGTCCTGCGTGCCGCCGTCGGCCACGATGTTGTCCGGTGCCAGGGTGTCGAACTTCCACTCCGGGGTGACGTCCTGCACGTCGAGGAACGGCTCCACCCGGAAGACGCCCTCCCAGTCGACCCACACCTGCCGGTAGCCGATGGTGTCGAGCAGCGTGGTCACCACGTCGTACCAGGTGACCGGGTTCGCTGCGTCGAAGGGCCAGGAGAGTTGCCCTGGCAGCGAGGCACCGGAGGGTGCGTAGTTAACCTGCGCCGAAGGCACGGCAGCAGAGATCGCGTCCGCGGCGGCTTGGGCGGGATCGCTCCCGGCGGCCACCTCGTAGGAGTCGCCGATCGGGAGACGGAGCAGGTAGACCAGGTCGAACCCGGCGAAGTCGAGCACTGCCGGACTCGTGCCGAGGACACGTTGCGGGGTGGTGAGCGTGTAAACGCCGAGGTGGAACCGGGCGGACTTCTGGGTGCTCACGTCGATGAAGTCCATGTAGGGCCGGATGAACCCCGAGAGGTAGGACCACCCGATGTCTACAGCGTCGGCGTCGATCTTCAGCGAGCAGGTCCGGTGCACCGTGTTCGTCACGTCGGAGGAGATCGAGGAGCCCGATTGCATGTAGCCCGAGAGGTCCCCGACTTCGGCGAGGTTCTCGTCGAGCCCGAAGGCACCGAACTTGATCTGGATGGTGTTCTGGGACTGGAGCAGCGACCGGACGAAGGGGGCCGTGAGGGTCTGGCGCGGCCCGTCGAGGATCGGCTGCACCTAGACCACCTCGGTGTACGTCACGCTCTGGATCGTCAGGCCCACGTCGGTCAGCAGCGTCCCGGCCTGCGGGGTGCCGGAGAAGGGGATGTCCGTGATCGCCACCGAGAGGTACGCGCCGAAGACGCGACGCCCGTAGGTGTCGCGGTAGCAGACCGTCTGCCCGACCAACGACTCGACGGCGTCCACCTGGCTCGGCGTGAGGGCGCGCAGCGCGAAAGTCTGGGTACGCGTGACCGCCGAGCCAAGAATGAGCCTGACGTTGCCGTTCCCGTACTGCCGGAAGGCGCCGTCCTGGGTGATCGAGTCGACCTTGGAGCCTCCACCGCCGACGCCGCCAGCGGTGCCCGCTACGACGTTCGTCTTGGCGTCGTTGGGGTTCTCGGTGACCTCGGTAAGGATCGCTCGGGTCAGGAACAGCGTGCCTGTCAGAACTGCCATGTCACGCCGCCCTAGTCGCTTGGATCAGTGCCCGGGTCTGGGTCCCGGTGTGCGTCTTCAGGATATCCGCAAGGGCTTCAGCGAGCGCCTCCGGCGAGTTCTGGGTGGTCGCGTGCACCAGCGCGGCGAGGAGGTCGATCATCCGGCTGTTGGCCTCCGCAGCCATCCGCGCCATCGAGGCGTTCTCGCCCTTCTTGGGCAGGTCGTACTTGTCGAGCGGGATGACCGCTTCGTGCCCGCCGAGGTTGTCGCCGAGCACTGCGGAGCCGGGCCCGTTGGTCACGCCACCCTTGGCGAGATGGCCGAGGTGCGGCAGACCGATGTCCACGCCCCCGATGTGCTTGCCGAGCGCGTCGAAGCCGGGGATGTGGAGGTGCGGGAAGTTGTTCCAGAGGTCGATGACCGCGTTCAGCGCGGCCTTGAATCCGTCCTTGATCCCGTCCCACATACCACTGACCGCGTTCCCGATTTTGCCGGGCAACCCCCTGAAGAAATCGACGAGTTTGCCGAACTTGTCCTTGATCCAGTTGACCGTAGTGGTAGCGCCCTTCTTGATCGTGCTCCAGTGCTTCACGATCATGATCACGGCGACGCCGAAGGGCCCGGTGAGGATGCCGACCAACAGCGGCCAGTACTTCTTGATGAAGCCGAAGAGTGCGTCCACCGCCTTGTGGAACCAACCGACCTTCTTGTAGGCCAGAACGAGAGCAGCGGCCAGAGCCACGACGCCGACGACGATGAGACCGATCGGGTTGGCTGTGAGCGCAGCGTTGAGGGCCCACTGGGCCGCGGACCAGATACCGGTCACGGTGGCGGCAGCGAGCGCGTACACCCTCCACGCGATCATCGCGGCCTTGTTGGCGAACAAAGCCGCAGTGCTCGCGTCCGTTGCCACGGCGACTCCGGCCCACCCCAAAGCCATAGCCTCCAGTACCCCGGTGACGACGGCGATACCTGCCACAGTCACGGTGTACGCCTTGGTCGCTGCGATGATGCCGAGGATGGAGAGCAGCACGCCCGCTGCCGCCTTCTGCTTCAGCACGGCGGCCATCCCGGACGCGACCTTGCCGAGCCCGGTAGCGAAGACGCCGAGAGGTCCGTTCGCGTCCTTCAGACCCGGGGTCAGGATCGAGAGCGCGTTGTCCACTAGACCTTCGAGCGCCACGGCGAGTTCGCCGACCGGCCCGGCGAGCGGCTCGATGACGGCCTTCATGTCGTCGAGCAGCGTCGTGATGAAAGCGACCCCCGTCGGGTTCGCGAGGTTCGCGATCGAGGCGACGAAAGCGGCCAGAGGGGGTTCGAGCGCGTCGAGGATGCTGGAGATCGAGGCGAGGGCCGGAGCAAGAGCCGACTGGAGGCTGGTGGCGAAGGGGGTGATCGCGGAGTCGGCGATGTCTTTCAGCAGTTCGCCGAGCGGCACGAGCATCGTGTTGATGAGGTCGGAGAGAGGGCCGAGCAGCGGGCCGACCGCCGTCAGCACGGCGCCGAGCCCGGCGGCCAGAGGCGTGAGGTTGAGGTGCCCGATCGCCAGCAACATGTCGGTGAGGAACTGGAGCGCCGGACCCGCGAGCGGGGCGAGCGACTTGGTCAGCCCGTTGAACGCGGTGAAGAGGGCCGAGACCAGGTGGCCGAGCAGCGGGAGGTTCGCCTTCATCATCAGCACGAAGTCGGAGATCCCGCCGTGCTGAAGCGACTTGCCGAACTTGTTCGCGGCGTCGAGGCCCATCATCAGCCCGTGGCCGAGCATCGAGATCAACGGTTGGAGCCCGATGAAGAGGTTCATGAACGCGCTCAGCAGCGAAACGAGCGCCGGGCCGAGGCCCTGGAGGAAGCCCTGCATGAAGCCCTGGAGCGACTTCAGGAAGCGCTCGAAGAGAGGGCCCTGGGTGAACTTCCCGAGCACCTTCAGCACCCCGTCCATGCCCCGGGCCACCGACTTCATCAGGGGCTCGAACTTGGGGAGCACCTTGGCCGCCAGATCGAAGGCGTCGGCGAGGAAGCCGAACACCGGGCCGGAGGTCTGCTTCTTGAAGTCGGCCCACGCCTTGCCGAGCGACTTCAGCGCCTTCTGCGCCTTACCCGCCGGGCCTTCCAACGTGATCCCGGCCTTCGTCGCGTCCTGGATCGTCTTCATGTCCGAGGCGACCAACTTGGCGAAGAGGCCGAGGGCGATCCCGGCCCCGCCGAAGGCCACAACCGCGGCCCCGCCGAAGGCCACCACAGCAGCGGTCGCGGGCCCCAGCGCCGCGATGATGGAGAGGATCGCGGCGGGCATGAGCGTCATCTTCGCGAGGCTTCCAGCCAGCCCTTCGGCGGGCGCCAGCGCACCGGCACCGAAGTTGCCGACCTTGCTCTTGCCGAGCCCGTTCATCGCTCGCTTGACAAGTTCGATCTGGGCGAGTGCACCGAGGATGCCCTTGGGGTCGACCTCGGGCCGAGCCTTCTTCGCGCCGAGTTCGCGCATCTCCTCCGCGGCCTTGATGCGCTCGGCGTCGAAGGCCGCGGAGTCGAGCCCCAGAGTCGGCTCGATCTTGGCGTCCTCGAACGCCTTGGCATCCGTCTTCGCCTTGTTCAGTCCGGCGCGGAACGGGGTCGAGTCGAGGTCGAGGGTTCCCTCGATCGACCCCGCATTGAAGTCCGCTGCCATCCCGCTTGCCTACCTCACAAAGTCTGCTCGTTGATCCCGAAGGCTGCTAGTTCGCCCGGTACCCCGGAGAACGTTGCGGAGTGCTCCCTCTCGGTGATCGTCGTGCCGCCTGATTGGTGCACCTTCTCGGACTTCACGGTGGGATCTGAGGCACCCTCGCGGGTGGTCAGGAGCCCCTCGTCCACGAAGCCTTCGAGGTAGACCTTTTGCTGCCACCAGGGTAGTGCATCCCACTCTGGCGGACCCATGCTCAGGTGGCGTCGAGCGAGGTAGTAGACCATGCGCTTTACGCGCCCGCCACTGATCTCTTCGTAGCGGGCGCTCAGTCTTCCGGGTTGAAGAACAGCCCCATCACCCAGCCGGAGAACGCGCGCTGCACCCGGAACGGGAGTTGCCGCACAACTTCAGCGGGGATCTTCGTGAGAGACGCCGAGGCATCGAGCATCGTGAGTTCGAGACCCTGTGCCTTGTCGACGAGCCCGAACATCTTGTCGAAGTCGATACCAGAAACCCCGCCCTGAATGTCAGACGGGCTGAGACCGAGTTCCTGGATCGCGCCGAAGATCGTGGTCCGGTACGTCTCGATCTCGTCGCCGGAGGGCTCCGGGATCGAGCCCTGTGCGCCCTCGACGTACTTCGTGAAGTCGTAGGTGAGGTCCTCGACGGCTTCCGCCGCGTTGAATGATGCTCCTGCCATGATCGCGCCCTTTCAGAGTGGTTGATGCGCCGAGGTCAAGATACACCGAACCCCGTCGCCCTCGGTAGGGACGACGGGGTTCGGAGCCTGAGGTAGCAGACCGGGGAGGGTGGTCAGGCTCAGGTGTGCGGGTTGGTGAAGTTGAAGATCTGGATGCGGTTGGTCGCGCAGACCGTGTTGAACTGCACGCCGTACATGCGCTTCTCCGAGGCCCGCCGGAACGCCACAGCGACGTTGCTCAGCGAGGTCCACGACGGCGCGTAGACGATCCGCCCGTAGCCCTCCACGTTCTGCATGACGCAGGCCACCGCGTAGAGCGTCGGCAGGTCGGAGAGCGTGATGGTGTCGTACCCGGCCACCGTCGAACCGACCGCCGCCGTAGCGGCCACGGTGGCGTTGAGCGTCATCGCCAGGGTGCGCGTGATGTCCTCGGAGAGTGCCGCCTGGAGGGAGACGCTCTGGGAGGTGATCGTGGTCGCGACCGGGGTGCTCTGCTCCTCGATGTTGATCGTCTGCGTCGACTTGTCGGCGCTGAACTGCCAGCCCTGGTCGGTGGCGCCGCACGGAGCCCACAGCGGGGCCGTGATAGTCGCCGTGCCACCGGTCGGGGTGACCGTCAGGACACCACCGGGGTCAGAAGCCCCAGCGACGAAGGCGATCGACCACGGCGACGCCGAGCCCGCCACCTTGACGTTGCCGACACCGACCGAGGACAGGGCCTCCAGTGCGGTGCGGATCTGGGCTGCCGTCAGACCGGACACCGTCAACGAGGACGTCGTCTGGGCCACACCGTTGGCGGTGTAAGTCAGCGTGATCGAGGTGGCACCCGTGATCGTGAGGGTGTTGTTGAGGAAGTACCCCGCGTCGAACGGGTCCGCCTGGTTCCACAGGGCGAACCCCGGGAGGGCGGTGTTGTTCGGCGCGAAGAACGTCGCGGCCTGTCCGACCACGACCCCCGCTGCATCGTAGAGATCGCCGATCGCCATGTCAGTCCTCCTCGACGACGGTCACGCCGGAAGCCAGGGCCCGGGTGATGATCTGCTCGGCGACGTCGGCGGGCACCTCGGTGCCCGCGCGGGTCACGACGTACTGACCGTTGCCGGAGTCGGCAGGGTCCTTCTGCATCGAGAAGGAATCGGTCCAGAACGGCAGGGTCACCTTCAGGGTGACCGTGTCCTCGGGGTCCGGCTCGGGCGAGGTCCAGTCGGCGATCGTGGAGCGGTCCTTGCCCGCTGCCTCGTCGGCCTGGACTCGCGCGACCTCGTCCGCGTCGGCGCTCGCGAGGTAGTCGATGACCTCAGCGGCGGTGTGAGCCGACGGGTCGTACGCCGGGGTCGGCGGGTCCGTCTGCTCGATGTTGGTCGTTTCGTCGGTCATCGCTGAGCCTCCGTGATGTATGTGGCTTGAAAGTGGTACCTGTTCGCCGAGTCGAAGTCTACCAACTGCGGCGCTCCACCGGTTCTTGTGACGTACAGTACCCGCGCCCCGCCCATCAGGAAGGGCCCGGGAACATCGGCGAGGAACAACTTGTCCACGTCGAAGGCCAGTTTCTCCGCGGAGTCGTAGTTGCTCTGCATCCCGATCGCGCGCACCGTGATGAACGGCTTGTCGTAGAGCCCCTCGGTGGTGAGCCCCACCCCGTTGCCCACCTGGAGGAACAACACGGACTGGGGGGTCATCTTCTGCAACTGCTCGGAGGTGATCGGGCCGGGCTGGAGGAACGGCATCGTCCGGGCGGGCTCGGCCACGTCCGGGTTCTCCGCGCCGTAGCCGAGTCCGGTCAGCCCTTCACGTGTAAACGTCTCGACGTCGTGGTAGCCGATCATCACTTGTACCGGTTCGGGTCGTAGAGGTAACGGAGTTGCGCCTTGGCCTTCAGGTCGAACTCCTGGAGCCGCTGCACGTTCGGCGGGCGGTCGCGCACAATGGTGCCGTCGGCGACCACGTAGGGGTGCCCGGAGCCCTTCAGGTCGCCGAACTCCAGCGGGGCCCGCTCGTAGACTTCCTGGGAGAGGTCCTCCATCCGGTCGTTCATCTCGTCGATGATCTGAACGCCCTCCTTGGTGATCGCGCCGCGAGCGATCTCGTTCAGGTAGGTCCGGCACTTCGCGAACAACGGAGTCTTCAGGTAGAGCGCCTCACCGCCGTCAGGGTGGTGGAAGGAGAGCCCCTCGTGCTGGTAGTGCGCGTAGATCTGGTCGACCTCGACGACGCCCTTGGTGTGCTTCGGGGTCTGCTCCAACAGGCGGTCGATCCCGGCGCCGAAGGTGCCCTTCACCACGGCCCCCAGTACGGGCCCCAGCCGGGGCCACCGAGCGCGGGTGAGTACGCGGGGTAGAGCGAGAAGTCCGAGGGGTCCCACAGATCGCCGATGTAGGGGTTGATCGGGGAGTCCGCGGCGCCGTTGCCTGCCGCGTCACTACCTGCGGTGTTGCGCGGGAGGGGCAGGGACGCCTTGCCGGTCGACACGTCCTTCAGGAAGGCCATGACGGCGTTGTAGCGCAGCGAGATCGGGTCGGTGGACTGGATGTCCATCTGACCGCGGTAGGTGCACGTGGCGAGGTACGCCGCGATGTCACGAGACCAGTAGTCCACCGGGTGCGGGATGAGCGTCTCGACCGCGAGAACGGGGGTGACGTAGATCCCGGAGAGGTACCCGTCGATCACCGCGTCGGCTTCAGCGATGGCGTCGGTGATCTGGGTGCTGCTCAGGTCCGCGGCGGTGTTGGTCACCGTACCCGGGAGAGCGCCGTCGAGGGACGGCACGAGCGCCAGTCGAACCATTGCTGGTGTGCTGTACGCCATGCCGTCCCCCTCTGGATGTCTGTGCCCGGAGTCTACTCCGTGGGCGCTCCAGCGGACACGAGCGGGATCTCGGGAGCCGGGGCCACTGCCGGGGCACCCGTGGACTCCTGGGGCGCCGAGAGCGGCTCGATGCCGTTCATCAGGTCGAGTTCCTCACCGTCAGGGAGCATCGCCTTCGCGACCATCTTCACAGTCACGTGCGCGCCGCGGGCGACTGCCGGGGAGGACGACTTCACCACGGCCTTGGTCGCCAGCAGTTCGATGATCCGCTCGTCGGTGGGCTCGGCCTTGATCTCGGTGCCGTACATCACTCGCGTGACCTCGGGCTTCCCGTTCGAGTCCTTGCCGGTGGTCAGCATGACCGCGTCGGCCATCACGGTGTAACTCTGCAACGTCATGTGCGCTCCTCAGGTTGTGGCCGGGGAATGACAGAACCCCAGCGCTACGAAGCGTAGCACTGGGGTTCTGGCTAGGTCGATCAGCGAACGATGACCCCACCGGTCGGGTAGGTCGTCGCGGTACCGGCAGCCAGGGTGATCGAGCGACCACCGACGCTGTAGGTCTGCGTGCCACCGTTGACGCCAGCGATCAGCACGACGGCCTTCGGCTGGTCGATGAAGATCGCCGAGGCCCGCGTGGTGTCGGTGCGCCACGACTCGCGCGGTCCGCCGTTCGGGCCACCGCCCTCACCGTAGAGCGGGGTCGCCTGGAGCGGGCGCTCGTTGGAAATCCCACCGAAGATCTTCCGCTGGCACACGATCGCGCCGGAGACGAAGTACGCCGAGAGGCGCCAGGACACGAGCACGTCGAGGCCGAGGAACTTGTTCGGCAACTTGCCCGTGTACTTCAGGTTCTCGTCCGCGATGTTGCCGACGTACGGCGTGGACACCTCGTTGGAGTTCAGGAAGTCGCTCTCGGTGTCAACCGAGATGATGAGCGTGTCGGCGACGTACCCGAACTTCTGCTTGCCCGCAGCGTCCGCCGCGGCCATCTTGATGAGGTACTTGGCCGCGTTGACGTCGGCGCGGATGTGGGAGCCGGAGGCACCCCACGCGACGTCGGTCTGGACGACCTGGACCGAGGCGTTCGCGATGATCGCCGAGAACAGCGCGTCCTCCCAAGCCCGGACCATCGTGTTGCGGATCTGGACGACCTGGATGTTGACCGCGTCCACGTCGTTGCGGTCGATCATCGTCTTGGAGACGCGCAGACCGAGCGCACGACGCACGACACGGGCCACCAGGGGCACCCCGAGCGAGCCGCTGGTGATCGGGATCTCGCCGAACTCGTCGAGGATCGCCGGGTCATCCGCGGTGTAGAGCGGGGTGGACTCGTGGTAGAGCACCGACCCGCCGGGCGCGTCGGACGCCGGGCGCAGCACGTCGTCCACGAGGAACTGGTTGTCCATCATGGACAGGATGCGCCGCGGGATGACCGTGGGCGCCTTGGTGAGTTCGTTCACCGTCAGACGGGGACCGTCCTGCACGCTGACAATCTGGGTAGGCATATCGTTTTCTCCTGTGTCTTGTCAGTCGTGCATCAGTAGATGAGAGCGAGGCCGACGCCGCCGCCCGAGCCCATGCCGCCGACCACTCGGCACTCGCCGACGATCAGGTTGGCAGCGTCCGTGCCGGAGACCCATGCGGCAACCTGCCCGTTGGCCGCGCACTTCAGTTTCACGCCGAAGGCCACGGCGACCGCGGTGTAGACGACCGGGACCTTGGTGGCCTTGACCACCGTGGTCAGTTCGTTGATCGCGTTCGGCGCCGCGAACGGGTAGCCGTCCGAGGTGGTACCCGTGGTCGTCTGCGAGCCGACGGGGACCGCCCGACGCAGCGCGACACCGAGGCAGTTGGTCGCTCCGGCGCCAGCCGGTGCGATGCCCTGGAGGCCGGGGTTGGTGGCCGAACCGCCGGGGACGACGAGCATCCCGCCGTCGACCGTGGTCGTTGCCTCGTAGACGTCCGCGTCACCGGACGAAACCTGCACGATGCCTGCCATGTCTGTACTCCTTCTTCGTCAGTTCTTTGGGTGATCCGAGCCGGGGCTCAGATCACATCTGCCAGCGGTCGAGGATGGCCTGGTCGGGGTCCTCGCCGTTGCCGTCGAACTGACCCACGTGCCCGGCTTCGTTCGAGAGGTCGACCATGCCCTCCATCTGGGAGAGGAGGTCACGGACGATCTTCGAGGCGTTGATGTCCTCGGAGTCGGAGAACGACAGGTCGATGACCATGTCGTCGGCCCGGTTCAGGATCGGCGCGGCCAGGTCGATCGCGGCTGCCGGGACACCCTTGGAGAGGTACCCGTCACGGGCCGTCTTCCACTCGGCTTCGGCGACCCGTCGCAGGGCCTCCTCCGCACGAGCAGTCGCGGAGTCCGCACGCTGGTTCGCGAGGTCGATCGCTTCGAGGGCCTGCTTGCTCATGTCTGCTCCTGCTCCGACCAGTTCGCCCTTGGCGTCCTCGTCCTCGGTGTTGTCGTCCTCGGTGTTGTCGTCGTCGGCGTCCGGGTCGTCGTCCTCAGGGTCACCATCGTAGTTGAGCGCGTCGGGCGCGTGCTCGGCAAGGAACGCGTCGAGTTCCTCGTCGGTCATCGCCTCGATGTCCGCGTCGCTGTACTCGCTGAGCGGCTTGTCCTTGGTCTCGGTCTGCTTCGCCATGTCCTCGTACTCCTCGTTGGATAGGTCCAGCACCTCGCCCTGCTCGGCGCTGAGATCAGTTGCTTGCCAACCCGACATGCCGCTGACCTGCGGGTCAAGTGTACCGAGAACGTGAATGATTCCTCGGGCCACGGTACTTCCGTCCGACCTCTGCACGCCCTCGCGGATACGAGCGCTCACACCGAGGTTCGGGTTCTCGATGACGGCCTTAGCCGCCTCCTTGCTCGCGAACACGATCTTGCCCCAGAGACCACGTTCGTTCTCCGGGCCGTCCTTGCGGACCTCCATCTTCTCGACCTTGCCGCGCCACCGCTCGGGGTCCATCGTGTGAGCGTTGTCCTTGTCGGCGAGCAGGAAGCCCACCTCGTCGACCGCCGTCGAGGTGGCGAGGTCGGTGAGGTACTTCTCGTCGAAGACGATCGAGGACCGCTCGCCGGACTTGGCGGTGTAGTCGATCTTCTTCATCGGGAGGATCTGCTTCCAGAACGCGAGCCCGTCCTTGGAGAGATCGACCGGGGCCGAGGCCACCGCCGGAGTGAGAATCGAGTTCATCTTCAGCCCTTTCGGATCTTCTTCTTGACCCCGGCCAGGCCCATCAGGTTCGCCGGGGTGACCTCGGTGTTCCAACGGCCCGGCCCGTAGCCGACGGAGATCGCGCTGTGATCGTTGGAGCCGAACCCACCGCCGTCACGACGGTGAAGCGCCTTGGTCACCTTGACCTTGTGCTCCTTGGTGCCATCGAAGAAGGTGACCTCGTCGCCGACCTTCAGACTTCCGAGGAACGAGTGCGCCGCGGCGATGTCCTTGTGCTCGGGATACGACGTCGAGCCACCGCCGAACCGCGCCTTGGCCGCGAGGTGCTGCTTCGAGCCGGTGCCGTACATCTTCTCGGCGTTGTCGACGAGGTGCTGCTTGAACTCAGGTGAGTCCTTGCCGTGCATCTTGGCGATCATCGCCGTGTCGCCGATCGACTTCGCCCCCTCGGTCAATGGGGAGCGCCCGGTGCCGGTGGTGTAGCCGGGGTCAGTCTTCTTGATCTCGGCCTCGATCGCCATCCGCTTTGCGCGGGCGGCTTCGTGCTGTGCCGAGCCGTGACCGTGGATGTCGCGGGCCATGCCCTCGTCACTGAAAGCCTTCCTCAGAGCCGGGGACGTGGCCCGGTTGAACGCCGAGTCGAAGTCGGCCTTCCGCTCGGGGCTCGCCACCATCGGCTCCGAGGCCGGGGTGCCCGAGCGCCACGCCGTCTTCTCGGAGTTGTCCTTCGGAGCACCGTAGAGGTGCCGGTGCAGAGCGACCGCGGCCTTCTCGGCGCTGGTGTGCTGGGTCTCGCCGGACTTGGTCATCACGGTGTACTTCGAGCCGCTCGATGAGTGCGTTACCCGCACGTGCCCGCTGCCCAACGGGCCTTCGTGCACGGGGGTGTCGCGGGTGTAGTCACCGTGGCTGGAGGCGGCTGCCTCCTTGCGCGCTGAAACGACGTGCTCGCGGATCTTGCCCATGTGCTCGGCGGGGCTGGAGACCCCGCTGCCGCCCTTGGAGTGGTGGGCCTTCAGCGCGACCGCCGCAGCGTTCAGCGGAATCCAGCCGTGCTTCCACTTCGAGCCGTCTCGACCGAGGTCGATCTCGTTCGAGAGGCGAAGGTCCCGCATGTTCGCGCGGTTGGCCGTAGCGTGTGCCTGGACGGTCTCACGGGCGAGCCGAGTCTTGGCCTTGCGGCTCAGCCGACGGGCCTTCTTCGGCGCCGGGGCGACCGAAGGTGCCGAACGACGGGCCGGGTGCTGAGTGCTGCCGCTCCGGGCCCGCTTGGCGGCGCGCTGCTTGGCCGTCTTCGTCATGTGCGCGACCGCCGAGGCGCGGGAGGGCCACGAGTTGCCGTCGGGGGTGCGGAACGATCCGCCCTTCTCCGGCACGATCAGGTGCACGTGCACCTTGACGCCATCGACGATCAGCGGGTGCGGGCCGTTCTTCTTCCGCGGGTTGCGGGCGTTGCGGTTCGCGCCCTTGTGGTTCGCGTTCCACTCGTCCCACGAAAGATCGGTCTGTGCACTCATGGCCGACATCCTAGCCGTTCCGCTTGACCTGGAACTTGGGTCCGGTGCTCGGCTTGCTCAGCGCCGACCAGTCGTACTGCCCGGGGTGGCGCCGGTCGAGTTCATCGCGGGCCTCCTTGCGACCCGCCACCGCGTCGGTGAGCAGGTCTGCGTCGTGCATGTCCGCGATCTTCACGTGGATCATCGTCATGGTGTGCCGCCCTCTCTGAAGAATCCGTACTTGGCGTCGTACTTGGCCGTCATCGCGTCGTGTGCCGCCCGCCGCTTCTTCGTCTCTTCGTCCTCGACCCGGCGCTTGTTCCTGGCAAGTTCGGTGGCGTGCCGGGTTGCCACTGCGTGTGTAAACGCTTCAGCGAACCCCTCGTGCGGGTTGCTCCGGGCGTAGCGCGCGCCGGGCACCAGACCGAGCCCACCGGAGGGCAGAACCTCGTGGTGGAAGTCCAGCGCGTCGTGATTGCGTCCGCCGATCCCGGTGTGGGCCTGCCGGTTGTCAATGACGTGGCCGATCTCGTGGATCAGTGTGCCGTGCGCCTGCGTCGGGAAGTCGACGTGACCGGCGGTGAAGTGCTCCTTGGTCGCTGCGCGCTGAGCCTCGGTCAACGGGTTGGTGTCGCGCATCGCGGAGTTCGGGCTCATGTGCACGTTCTGGGTGTCACCGTGCCGGACGTAGGCCAGTGTCTCGCTGCGCTTGGTGGCCCAGTTCCTGCCACTGCTGTACTTCGCATCGACGTGGAAGGTGAGCGGGTTGTGGGCACCCATCCCCTTCGCATCGTGGACGTAGTTCTCCACGACGTCGGTCGTCACCCCGGCGAGTCGGTGGGCGATCTCGGTGTTCATCTTCTTCGCCGTGACGCCGTCGATCCGAACCTGGGTGCCGTTGTCGTGGATCAGATGCACCATGCCGGGCTCGGGCACGTAGTCCCGTAGCAGGCCCTTCCCAGCGGACAGGTCACCGTTCATTCCGTATGTGGCCTGGATCGCGGCAGTGCGTCCGTCGATCGCGGTGAAGCCGTGCACCTTCTCCTTGCCGAACAACTTGTGCGCAGCAGCGAGTGACTCGGCGGCGAGGGCCTCGTGGCGCTTGTCGAGTTCGGCCTGGATCTGGCTCGACTCGATGCCGCCGATCTCACCGTCACGGTGTCGCGCGGTCGCCCGGAGGTCGGCGGGCGACTTGGTGCTGAGTCGTCGGAACGCAGGCTCAGGGCCGCCGGGGATCAGCGGGGTCTCGCGGCGGTACTCCTTGATCCACTGCGAGCCGCTGAAGCGGTAGCGGTACTCGTACCCCGGGGTGGAGGCGGCGTTGAGGACGTCGCCGGACTTCGGCGAGAGCAGCATGTCGTAGGGGTCGCGCTCGACCTTGGCCTTCGGCGGTTTCAGCGACCGCTTCTCCTTCAGGGCCTCCGCCTTGGCAAGCGACGCCTGACCCTTCGGGGTGAGCACGTACGTGGGGCGCGTCCACGTGCCGTTGTCCTGCGCCTCCCTCGACCACTTGACGTCGTGCGACAGAGCGATGTGCCCCCGGACGTGCAACGACTGGATCGTGCTGCCCGTGTCCGGGAGGGCGTAACGCTGGTTCTGGAACGTGGCGTTCGGGTTGGCAGCGTTGAACTCCTTCAACGCCTTCAGGTACTCGTGCTGCCGAACCGTGATCGGCTCGGCCAGCGAGATGTCCACTTTCGGCGCCTGGGGAGCCGCTGGAGCGGCGGACTCGGGCTTGCGCTTCTCGACCGGGACGATGCTCAGCGGACGGGTCGCCGAGAGGCCACGGGAGTTGATCGTCTTGACGCCCTCGGGCTCGTGGATCGAGACCTTGCCCGCCTCGATCAGCCGTTTCGCCGCGGCCTTCTTGCCGAACAGCGTCGCGGTGCGCGCGTCCAGCGGGATATAACCGTGCTTCCAGTGATACGAGGTGCCCGGGATGTGCCGGTGGCGCGCGTCGGCGGCGAGGTCAACGTCGGGCTGCTTCAGCCGGTATTTCTTCTCAGCCATCTAGAACATCTTCCTCTGCGCGATGCTCGCTGCCGCCCCGGCACGAGTCCTAGCACCTGCCTTGCCGTGGTCTCCCCAGCGTCCGGTCGCCGCGGCCTTCTTCAGCAGGCCACGGGCGATCCTGATTGCGTCGCGCTTCGAGTGCCCCTTGCGGATCAGCGCGTGCGCGATCTCGCGCTCGTAGTCCGAGAGCCGCCGGGGGCCCTTGCCGAGCGGGGACGCGTCACCGTGTCGCCCGTTGGGCGTGGTGGCGAGGTCGACCAGTCGGTAGAGCATGGAGCAAGGGTACTACCGAGGGCCCGGCGACCCCTTCGCGAGCGTGCGCCCGATCTCGCGGAGCACGAGCACGCTCACCTTCGCGGTGAAGACGAAGGTGATGATGACGACCTGCACGACGGCGCTGCACATCCAGATCAGCGCGACGAACGGCAGGGCCCACCAGGGGACGTTGACAACAGGCTTCATTCGACTCATGCCCCCAGACTGAGCGTTTACACGCTCAATGTCAAGCGCCGCGGAGTTTGAACTTCGGCCTCTGCCGCTGCTTCAGGATGACGACCTTGCGGACGGCGTCGTTGACCATCGCGGCTCCGCTGTGCGGCGGCCCGGTGTAGCACCCACAGCGTGCGTGCACGGCGCCGGGGAGGCCGATGATCGTGCCGTCCTCGACCAGGAAATTGTTGCCGTTCGCGGCCTTGCACTCGACCTCGTTGTTGAGCAGCGGGTTCAGGTACCAGCCGACCAGCCGCTTGCCGTCGTCCTGAACCCACCCGAACGCCGCCGCGGCGTACTCGGCCTGCGCGGCGGCGTCGAGGCGCCCCTTGCGAGCCTCCTCGTGGGCGACGAAGAACCGGCGCTCGACGTCGACCGCCTGCTTCGGCGTGGAGCCCCGGTCGAGTTCGTGCTGCACGCGCTTGGCGGCGTTAGCAACGTAGGCGGCCCGGTAGAAGACTTCCCGGCGCTTCACCGCGGTGATCTGCCCGGTGTTCGGGACGCCGTACTTCACGAGCCGGGCGTTGGGGGTGTGGTTCGTGCCCCCGCCGAGCATCGAGAAGACGGCCTCGATCGCGGCTCGGTGGATACCGTAGACCGCCAGCAGCGAGACCAGCCCGGTGACGGCGGCGCCCACCGTGGTGGCAGCGATCAGCAGATCGGCGATCTGCCGCACCGTCTGGTCAGATTCGACCGGCGGCGGCTGGACGTGCTTCTCCTGCGGGCGCGGGGAAGTGCCGCCGGGGCCACCCCCGCGGACCCCGGCGACGGACTGGGTGGTCACAGCGCCGCTGCGCCGTCTGTCTTGGCGTGCACGACGCGCTCGGCGTGCTTGGCGAGGGTGGCTTGCATGTCGTTTACACGCTTATTGTGGCCCTCGTGCAGTGCGCCGTCCTTGGCCGCGGCCTTCTTGGCGTCCTTGAGCACCTTCTTCGGCTGGAGCCCGGCGTCTACGGCTGCCTTCGCTGCTGCGACCGCTCCCGAGACGCCCGCCACAGCCTGACCGACAGGGCTGCCTCCTCCCGGAGACTCAGCCAGAGCCTTCGCCTGGGCCTGCGCTGCGGCAGCATCGAACGACTTCTTGAACGCGTCACGAGTCTCCTCCGAATCCATGCCGAGGTACTTCGCCACCTGGCTTGCCAGCCCGGCGATGAACGAGGTCGGGACGGGCCCACCTGGGGGTGCGGCCATCGATGTCTTCAGCAGGTCGATCGCCGTCGACTTGTCAATGTCGTTGAGCGGCTCGAAGTGCAGGTAGGGGACCGCGGCGTCGCGCCCGAAGTTCGCGTAGATCAGCGGCGCGAACAACTGCTGACGGGTCTGGTCCGCGATCTCCTTCGTCTTGGTTTCGAGGCTCTGGAGGAAGAAGTCTGAGGCGTTCTCCGACAGGGCGTAGGAGCCGGTGCCGTTGGCCGCCTGGGACGTCAGGTCGAGGAACCCGGCGAGGACGCTCTGCGTCGCGCACTGGTCGAGCCAGTCGACCACGGCCTTGAACTGCTCGCTGCCCTTGCCGGAGATGTCCATCGGCGTGATGTCCACCGAGTCCGGGCCTCCCGGCGCCGAGACAGGGAGCACGCCGGAATTCTTCAGCCGGGCGATCTCGCGCGCTACGCCCTTGGAGGTGTCGAGGTCGTTCGACTTCACCACGACGCGCGGCAGGGCAACGCTCTGGAGGAACTGGAACCAGAGGAGGAGGACCTTCTGCTTCGTCTTCCACGCCCAGTACGCGACCTCCATGTCCGAGGTGCCGTTCAGGGGGTCTCGGCGAGTGCCGTGCGTGTAAACGAACGCTCGGTTCACCGGGATCTGGATCGGCCACTTGCTGCCGTTCACCAGCCCGGCGCCGACGTAGTAGGGCTCCTGCTCGAACCCCATGAAGCGACCGTTCCGGGGGTCGCGCATCAGGCGGCAGGTGGTCTGGGGACGCCAGCAGACATCGGAGTAGATGTACTTGCCCTCGAACTGACCCGTGCCCTTGGCGAACACCTTCTCGAAGTACGCGCGCCGGTAGTAGAACGCCGAGGTCATCAGGCCGAGGATCTGGTCGAGCGAGGTCGCGCACCCACCGGAGAGGTTGTCGGCCTCCCAGAACGCCTTGAGCCACTCGGCCTCCCCGGTGTCGCCCTTGGCGGGCTCAATGGAGTACTCAGCCGAGGAGATCGGGAGCGTGAGCACGTTCTCGATCTGCTTGGCTTTGTAGTCCTTCTTCAGCATCTCGTGCATGTCCCGGGCTTCCCAGTCCGAGTAGTCAGTGAGGTACTTGCCGTCCGGGGTCGTGCCGACGTTCCAGCGGTCGAACCAGCCGTAGGAGGTGCCATCCTCCTGGTTCAGAGCGGGCAGGTTGAAACCGTCTTCCTGCCGGATCGCCACTACCTTGCCCACAGAGCCCTCGCTAGATGTCGCTGAAGTCCACATCGTTCACGGACAGGGTATCGAACGTGAAGTTCTCGAACCCCTCGTAGCCGTAGGCGGCGATCTGGTCGCGGTCCCGGGCCATCGTGTGTCCGTACTCGTAGCCATCGCTCACGCCGGGCTCCCCGGTGATCCAGAAGGCCGCGATCACGGCGTCCGCGGAGTCCGTGGAGCGCCCGATCCGGCGCTTGATGTCCTCCTTGGCCTCGACCTTGATCTTGCCGCCGACGTGGTGGAGCCACTTCGGCGAGACCAGTTCCGCGATCATGTCCTCGTCATCGGGGAGCGCGATCTGAGAGCCGAAAGCGGGGTCGAGCAACTCCCGGAGGTTCCACCACGCAGCGGCCCGGTCGTTGAGGAACCGGAACTGCCCGAGTTTGTCGCGCCGGTTGCTCTGCGCCGAGGCGTTGAACGGCACCGTCTGGCCGACGATCAGATCATCAGCGCGGTAGCGCCGCAGCAGGTCGTAGACACCCGAGCCGATCCCGATCACGTCGACCACAGCGGTGCTGCGCGGCTCGTGCAGGAAGGCCGCGGCACGGTCGACGATCTCGGTCGTGTCACCGACGCGCATCTTCTCCAACTTCGTGACGTGGGAGCCGTATCGGTGCGCGAACACGGTTTCGTCGTCGCCGGAGCGGGCGACGTCGATCCCGAGGATGAAGTTGCCGGGCCGGTGGCGCTGCACCCGGCCTGCTCGGATGTCGTGCCAGCGCTCCACGGCACGCTGCACCCACCCCAGCGGGATGACGCCCTCGGTCGCCGAGGTCGGGAAGACGCCACGGACCTTCGCGGTGAACAGAGAGGAGCCCTCACAGGCGCTACGGAGGCGCTCGTGGAGGGCCTCGCGGCCCTGCATGGTGAGGATGTGCTCGGCAGTGCCCGCGGAGACGCCTGCCCACCGTGCGATGCGCTCCTCGATCCACTGCTCGTTGATGAGCAGCGGACGGAGTTCGTCGGGCACCTCCTCCTCGCTGTAGGGGATACCTTCGGCGGCCATCAGGTGCGCCAGCAGCGGCCACTTCGGGTTCTCCGGGTCCGGGCCCACCACGCGGTCGTAGGTGATGTTCGGGGAGCGCAGACCGTCGAGGTGGATCGTGTTCCAGCCCTGGTCGGTCGAGCAGACCTTGGCGAAGTGGCTCGCCGGATCGTCGGGGTTGCCGATCGCCAGCACCCGGGCGTTCTCGTTGGTCGCCAGCGAATCCACGGCGTCGTACAACTGCTGGGAGACGCCGCACGCCTCGTCGATGACGATCAGCACGAACTCGGCGTGGATACCTTGAAACGCGCTCTGCTCGTAGTCGGCGGGCTTGCGACCGTAGCCGACTAGTTCGCCGTCGATGTACCACTGCGGGTACCCGGCGCGGTTGATCTGGCCGACGAGCCCGGCCTTCTTGTGGATCTTGGTGACCTCGCGCCACATGATCGCTGCGACCTGCGCCGCCGAGGGGGCCGTGGAGACGACGAACGCCGAGCCCGGAGGGTGGGAGGAGATCCACCACGCAATCGCCCGGGAGGCGATGAACGACTTGCCCATGTCGTGCGCGCTGTGCACGGCGGTGTACCGGTTGTCGCGCACCGATTCGAGGATCTCGGCCTGCTTGGACCAGACCTCTTCGCCGTTGCCGCGCACCCACAGCACCGGGTCGTCAGCCATCATGTCGGCGTCGGCAGTGCCGAACATCCGAGCCATCATCTCGGAGTAGGTCTCGATCTCGGCGCCCATCATGTCTCCGAGAATAGACGAACCCCCTGCGTAGACCTGCCGGGAGGCCGTCTAGCGAGGGGGTTCGTGTTGACCGTTTCCTAGTTTGCTCCCCTTGACACGTGTGCGGTGGTCAACCGTTCAAGGGGCCGTACGTACCCGGCGGACATAGGTAGCGCCTCTGGCTTATTTCCGTGGAGAGGTCCGCAGTCATCTGGCACACAGCCTAGGGGCTAGACGCCGATCTGCCAAGCCTTGAAGCCGGGACGGTCGTGGAACGCGGCCCGAGCGGGCATCAGCGCCGAGGAGGCGTCGGGGAGCGCGCGAACCTGCACCACGGTGCCGTACTTGTCGGCCATCTTGCGGATCTCGCGCCAGATCGCCACGTTGTTGAAGCGGTTGTCGCCCTTCGGCTCCAGCAGCGCGATCACCCGGCGCTCAGCGCACCGCTTCAGCAGCGATTCGAGCCGGATGATGTGGTAGCGGACTGCTACCCCGGCGACGAGCCGGTCGATCTGCTCGTCGGTGAGGAACCGGAACTGCTTGCTGTGCGGGATCTTGCGCAGCGGGTCGCGGAACCCGTCGTGCACGCACGGCAGCGGCCAGTGATTGCCGTAGACGGTGCCGTTGTAGGAGATCGAGAGGTCGATGTCGATCTTCTTGAAGTGGTGTTTAAACGCATACTCGACCCCACGGAGCGAGTTCTCCACGTGCTTGGGCGTCGGCGCCTCGACGTGGTAGATCCCGTGTTGGTGAGGGAGCGGCCAGCGCAGCGAGCCGTCGAGCGCGTCGGGCTTCACGAAGTACGAGATCATGACGTACCTGTCCCGTTCGGGAAGGCACGTGCGTAGAGCCCGAGGCCCCACTTCTCAGCACCCGAGCCCGGCCCAGTCGTCGGGTGGAGTTGGTCGATCGTGTTCGCCGCAGTCAGCAGCGGCCATGCATCGAAGGACCAGACCCCGGCCTGGCTTGCGGCCCACTGCTGGAGGATCGCCGAGCGCGCCGCGCGCAGTTCGATGCCCTGCTGGGTGATGGAGAACGAGCCTCCGAGGCCGACTGGGTTCTGACCGACGGCGATGATCGGAACGTAGGGGATCAGGGCCTTGATGTTGGTGACCAGGGCGGCGTAGGCGGCGAGCCAGATGGCGCGGGACTGGGTCAAGTCGTTGTGGGCCGTGTTGATGAGCAGCACGGCTTGGCCGTGCGGCTGGTGCACGATCGCTCGCCGTGTGGCGTTGTCGAAGTAGGCGACGTTCTGCCCTGACTGGGAGCCGTTGAGCAGCATCAGCACCGGGGCGCCGCCGAACGCCACCGTGGTCTCGGCGCTCTGGTAGTCCCAGTCATCGGGCAGGTACGGGACCACCGAGTTGCCGAACGAGCCCGCAACGACGATGCCAGGGTGCACCTCGATCTTGTGGATCTTCCCGGCGAACGGGCTGGAGAAGCCAGCGGTGAACGAGCCGATCTGGTAGGCCCCGGTGCCGCCGTTGATACTCGTCACGCCTGCCGTGGTGATCGTGGTCCCGAGTTGCGTCCACGCGGTGCCGTCAGTGCTGTAGTAGAACTTCACGTCGTTGCCCGACGCACCGTTGTCGACATCGAAGACGACACGGACCCACAGCGGGTTGCCGTCGCCGGGGTTCGCCGTCGCGGGAATCGTGACGGTGGAGTCCTTCTCGCCCACACCGGAGGAGCCGGTGGTGGACCAGTTGAACCCGAGCGCACCGGTCGTCTTCAGGATGAACAGCCAGGAGCGGTTGCTGCCGGTGGTGTCCCACTTCGCCGCGATGGTCTGGTCCCCGGCAGGAGTCCAGGTGGTCGGGTTGATACGCACCCGGATGTCGATGTCCCCGGTGATCGCCGCGCCGGAGAACTGGAGGGCGCCGGGCGAGGCGGTCGTGAATGCGGCGTGGCGCTCAGCCCCGGCGGCCAGGGTGCCGGTCTGCGTGGTGGTCGGCTGGTCGTAGGACTGGTTCGTGTCGTTCCAGCGCCGCTCCTGAACCGTGTACCCCGGGAAGTCTTGGGCGAGTCGCTTGACGAAGACCTGGGGCCATTCGTCGACGAGAGTGCCGGTGCCGACCTCCTTGCCGTCTCCGGTCGAGTCACCGATCAGAGCGATACAGGTTGAGCGCTGCCCGCGGCGCAAGGTCGCGAGGACACCGGCGAACGCGTTGCCGAGACCTGAGCCGAGACGGCCCCCTGCTGTGATCGTGCCGTTCGCTGCGATTGCATCGGCGATGGAGGCTCCGTCTGCGTGCACCGGGTCCGTCATGACGAGGTCTCCTCTGGTTCGATCGGCTCAAGAGAGGCCGGGGCGGCTGCAATCTTACCGATGGCGTTCCACATCGCGATCTGTTCGGCGCTGGCGGCCTTCCGAGCCTCCTCGGAGGTCTCCAGGTGGTCCCTCAGTTCGGTGCCCACCCTGTCTTGGGTGTGCCGGATGACGGTGACCTCGTCCTTGACCGCCGAGAGGTCGAAGCGCACGTCTGCGACCGCGGCCAGCATCCGGCTGCGGGAGTGCTCACCGTCGGCGCGGACGTCGTCGATCATGTCCTTCAGCGTCGGGGTATCGCTGCTGTGGTGGTTCACCGTGACCTGGTGGTGTGTTTCCTTGACCGGAGCGAAGAGGTTCTTCTCCAGGTTCGGCAGCAGCACGAACCGATACCCGAGCCCGAGCAGTGCCAGGACCGAGATGGTGACGCCGAGAGCCGCCGACATGAGGCCGAGCAGTGAGGTGGTATCCATCGCAACCATTACGCGCGCCCGCCCTTCTCAGTCGTTGCCGGAGATCACGAGTGATCCCGCCGGGATGATAGGAATTTCCGGTGTGTCGGTGATCTTGATCCAGACTGGGTGCTCACCGAGCGCCGGGAGCGGGACCGTGTCCCCGAGTAGCACCTTGGCCTTGCGGCTGTAGTACGTCGTGTCCACGCCGTTGACCTTCTCGGTGCTCACCACCGAGGGCGCGGCGTCCCACGTCGCGGGGTAGTACGTGGTGCCGCGATCGAAGGAGAACGCGATGGTTTGTGCGGACAGATCAGCCGTAGCGACGATGGTCCGCACCAGGTACTCGCGGGTTCCGACCAGCATCGTCGTCATCGGGCTTCCCATCGTGAGTCGAGCGGAGTGTGCGCCTGGTACTTCTTCGCGTTGACCATCTCGGCGACCCACCGATCGGGGAGGGTCAAGGCGATCACCGTGATGTCCCGAAGTGTAACGACAATCGCCGTTGCCGAACCATTGAGGACGATCAGCGCGCCACCCGTGGAGACGATCAGCAGGTTGCCGGACAGGGTCAGGCTCGCGGTCGCCGAGGCTGGAGCGCCAGCGTTGCCGGACGCGGCGAGGTCGATCGAGGCGGTCGCGGACGTCGCTCCCTTCGCCACTGCGGAGGCCAGCAGGGTCAGCAGCGCCGAGGCTACGGCGGCCCCCTTCGGCGCTGCTGTGGCTCCCAGGGTGATCGAGCCGTTGGCGACTGCGCTCGCCAGCGCCGCGGTCGCTGCCGAGAGGGAGAGGGCCGCTGTAGCGCCCGCTGCGGCCTTCGCGTTGACGGCTGCGGAGAGGGTGATCGAGGCGGTGCCGGTCACTGCACTCGGGCTCGGCGTAGCGCTCGCCATCAGGACGATGTTGGCCTGCGCGGTGATCCCCTGCGTTGCGGCCAGCGTGATGAGCGCCGTTGCCGTGGCGGGTGCCTGCCCGGTGCCGCTGGCGCTCAGGGTGACCGAGCCGTTCGCCACGAACGAAGGTGTGGCCGAGCCGCTCAGCGTGATGAGTGCGGTCGCCGTGAACGAGGCCACCGCGGCTGCACCCAGCGTGATCGAGCCACTCGCTGTGACGGGCGCCTTCCCTGTTGCGCTGCCACTCAGCGTGATAAGCCCGGTCGCCGTGAACGAGGGGGTGGCGGCACCACCGAAGGTGATCGTGCCGGTAGCGGTCGCTGCGCCTGCTGCGTTTACACCACCGGACAGATCCAGGTTCCCGGTAGCGTTCGCGGCGCCTGCTGCGGCTGCGTTCCCGGTCAGGGTGATCGAGGCACTCGCCGAGGTCGGAAGCGCTGCCGCTGCACCAAGGGTGATCGTGCCGCTGGCGGTGAACGAGGCCACCGCGGCTGCACCGAGGGAGAGCGCTGCGGTCGCGCTCGCGGGTGCCTTCGCTGCCGAGGTGCCACCGAGGGTGAGGTTGCCGCCCCCGATGGTCGAGGCCGAGTAGGTGAACACCACGCGCCCGATCGAGCCTGCACCACCGTTGAACGTGCCAGCGATGGCACCACCACCACCACCACCAGGTGCGACACCGGGGTTGCCAGGAGCGCTCGCACTGCCGGTCGCTCCACCGGCACCACCGAGCGGCGCTGCACCCGCTCCACCGGCACCACCGTTGCCGAAAGCCACCCCCGCGACACCGTTCCCACCGGACGTCTTGATCGTGCCGGTGCACGAGGCTGCTTGGCCGCCCTGTGCGACGCCGGGAGCGTTCGCGCTCGGACCACCAGAGCCGCCCTTCGCGACGACGGTCGAGGTGTTGAACGTCGAGTCCCCGCCTGCGGTGCCGTTGATCGTGGCGCTGGTTCCACCCACACCTGCGGCGCCGACGACGTAAGAGTAGACCGTGCCGGGCACCACCGGGACGACGCTGCTGGCGTACGCACCACCACCAGCACCAGAGCCGGAGTTGCCGAGCCCGGCGCCGAACCCGCCGCCACCACCGGCACCTTCGCACTCCACGGTGACGTTGAAGACGTTCGCCGGGCACGTCCAGGAGCCCGAGGACGTCTTGGTCTCGGTGAACGTCCCGGAGGCCACGATGTTGTTGTAGAGGACAGTCGCCATCGCGTTGTAGAGCGATCCGTCGGTGGCGCCGTGGATGTTGTCGGTGTAGTACAGCGAGCCCGGCGGCCCCGGGACGTTGTCGCCCATGTTGGCGAAGGCGAGGCCCTTCCAGTCGGCCACTTCGCGGATCGCGGCGACGTAGTTGGCCCACGGCTCAGCGAAGGCAATCGAGTTGCTCTCGTCCTGCGCGGCGCAGAGCATGATCGGCTTGGTGAAGCCGCGCGCTCGGATGTACTCGATGAACGAGGCGAGTTGCGCCTTGAACTGCGCGGCGGTCAGGTTGCCGCCCCCGGTGAACGCATCGTTTACACCGAGGTCCTGCATGATGAGCAGGTCCAGGTCCATCCCGATGATGTCGTCCATCCAGTTCGGGGTGCCACCCCAGCCCGCCATCCACTGCGCCACGGTGTAGGCGGCGTGACCGAAGTTGTGGACCTGAATGCCCTTGTTCTCGTCCCCGCTGTAGGCCGTGACGCCGTTCACGATGAGGTTGTCGGTGCCACCGTTCGGCACGATCAGCACGTAGGAGGTCACCGCGGTCGCGACGTGCAGTTTGTTCAGCACCGTGGTGCCCGAGAGGTTCGAGAAGTTGACGTAGGCGGCGCCGTCGACCGAGTACTTGCCACCGGTCGCGCTGCCGCCTGCGGTGCCGAAGAAGTTGATGTCGAACGAGGTCCACGCCGAGGTGCCAGCGGGCACCAGGGCGTACATGTAGCCACCCGCGGCCACCGTGCTGTACCAGGTGGTGTGCGTGCCACCGAACCCGATCGTGTCGTCCAGGGTGCCGCCGACGTAGGAGAACGTCCCCGGCGAGTAGGAGAGGTGGTGGCCGAGGTACCCGAGACCGGTCGGCGTGCCGCTGGTGGGGAAGGAGGCGCGCAACTTCGCGGCCAGGTAGTCCTCGGTCGTCTTCCCGGTGGCGCACGGGTAGCCCTCGGTCAGGGACGCACCGAGCATCCCGATGTTGACGCGCTTGGTCTCTCGCGCCGAGATCGCCGCACGGGTCGAGGCCAGCGGGTCAGGGGTGAGCGTGCGTCCGCTGGTGAACAGCGGGGACGGGACGGGCTGGGCGCCCATCAGACATCCCAGACCTCAAACACGAAGCCCCCGAAGGCGTCGTTGGCGGTGGTGTTGTCCGGTCCGCCGTACTTCAGACCCGTCGAGGCCACGGCGGTCTCGACACCGTAGGCGGCGTCCCAGTTCAGGGCCGCCGCCGGGGTGAGGCCGGTGACGATGAACGAGCCCTCCACGGTGAGGAAGGTGGTCGCTGCTGCGACGCCGTTGAGGAGCCCACCGGGAGCCACTCGGCCCCTCACGGTGGCACCCTGCATGACCCCGAGGAGGATCTGCGGGTACGTCGAGGCGCCGTGCAACGTGCTGGCAAGCCGCACCAGGACCCTCCCCGAGGAGGGCACGGTGAAACCCAGCCGCAGGTTCGTCGTGTCGATCGCCGTCATCGCGAGGTTGGCGGTCGTCGACTTGCTGACGGCGGTCGTCGGGTCGTAGCAGGTTCCAGCGAGCAGCACGGCGCGCCTCCTCGTACGTCAGGTGGCGGACAAGGTGATCGCTGCGGCAGCGATGGTGATCGAGGCCGCGGTGACGCTGGAGCCGAGCGCTCCGCCGATGGAGTAGGTACCGGCGCCGTAGGTGCCCGAGGACCAGGTCCCGAAGTGGCTCACGGCCACCGAGCCGAGCGTCGAGAAGGTCAACGCGGTCGAGTTCGTCTTGGTGCCACCGGACGCTGCGTTCCACGAGCACGCCTGCCGGGCGTAGGACCCGGAGTTGGCGTTCTCGTTGGCGCCCGTGGTGCTCGGGCTCGCCGTGTGCAGGGAGACGAAGGGGATCGTGTTGACCGAACCGGCGGTGCCGTTCAGACCGTCGAGTGCCGCGTTCTCAGCGGCGGCGGATGCGAGTGCCATGTCCTAGACCTCTGCCATCGGAGTAGTGAAGACGTCGGCCTTCGAGTCGAGGCCCTGGTGCTGCTCGCCGATGGCCTGCACGACCGCGGCGGCCTCTTCCTCGGACGCGACCACGACGCAGCGCGGACTCACGTCCACGATCTCGCCGCCGGGAAGCGTCACGGAGCCGTTGATCTCGTGAGGGGTGATGACCACGTGCTCACCAGGAGCGTGGTAGAGGAGGTGCGGCGTGCCGTCCTCGTTCGTGCCTACGTTGATGATCTCCATCAGGTTCTCCTCGGTCT